AACAACTGGCTAAAGTTGTTGTTGGTCTTGGTAAAAGAGATGCGTAAAGGGTCTCCAGAGCCGTCGTTGGCTACTGCTCCGATGTTGATAATTTCTTGTGCCATGTTTGTGTTCCAGTGCAGTATTTACCAAAACTTTGTGTGCCGCTAAATACTGGGAATCGGAGCAGTCAATGTCATACATTATCAATAACACCCGTGGACAAATTGTAGCAGTCGTGGGAGACGGCACAATCAACACCACTGCCACAGATCTTGCGTTAGTAGGTCGTGCTGTCACAAACTACGGGGATTATCAAAACGAAAACTACGTATATTTGTTGGAAAATTTTGCCAATGGCACAGCACCCACACAACCTATTTTGGGACAACTTTGGTACGATTCCAGCACAGACTTGATCAGTGCTTACAGCACGGCAAACGTCTGGGTGGCATTGGCCAGTCAAGACTATGTGCAATTACAAAAAGTTAGCCCTGCATTTTCAGGCACACCCACTGCACCCACTGCCACTGTCACAACCAACAGCATACAACTTGCTACCACGGCATTTGTACAAAACAACAAGGTTAGCCCTGCATTTTCAGGCACACCCACAGCACCCACTGCGGCAGCAGGCACTGGAACCACACAACTTGCTACCACAGCATTTGTGCAAGGCGAAAAAGTCTCGCCAGCGTTCTCAGGCACACCCACTGCACCCACTGCTGTAGCAGGCACCAATACCTCACAACTTGCTACCACAGCATTTGTATCCAACAGTCCAGCATTCAATGGCATACCCACTGCACCCACAGCAGCGTATGGTACTAATACCATACAACTTGCCACCACTGCATTTGTACAAGGCGAAAAAGTCAGTACTTCTTTTTCAGGTATTCCAACCGTGCCCACTGCGGCCAACGGTACCAGTACCACACAGATTGCCAGCACAGAATTTGTAATCAACAACATCAATGGGCTGGGAACCATGGCATTTCAAAATGCCAATGTGGTGCAGATCACTGGTGGGTTTGTCACAGGGATTCAAGATTTAGCAGTAGCAGATGGCGGAACAGGTGCTAGTACTCCGTCACTGGCCAGAGACAATCTTGGATTGGGTAGCATAGCCACACAAAATGCCAATGTAGTAAGTATCACTGGCGGAAGTATAACTGGTATCACAGATTTGGCTGTGGCCGATGGCGGAACAGGTGCCAGCAATGCTGCTGATGCAAGAACCAATCTTGGTCTGGCTTCTGGTGCTGTCACAACAGTGGGCACTATATCTGTACAAAACGCCAATTCGGTTGCAATCACAGGTGGCACTATTTCTGGCATTACCCCACTGGCAGTAGCAAGTGGCGGTACAGGTGGCAACACTGCTGCTCAGGCTCAAACCAACTTGTCGGTGCCTCCAAATTCAAGAACCATCACAGGCTCCGGCGGACTAACTGGTGGTGGTGACCTGTCATCTGACAGAACCATTACTATTGCTACCACTTCCAATGGATACGGCACACGTTACATTGGCACCACAGGACCCAACATTGCTGGGGTCACTGGAGACATTTGGTATCAAATTGTAGCATAAACAATGACAACATTAATTAGACCTTTGGCAATGACCGGATTTCGGCAGACGCTGACTTTGCCCACTGCCGGATACTCACAAACTGTGCAAGCCTATCTTTGGGGTGCAGGTGGCGGTGCAGGTGGCAACGATGGTGCCCGACAAGGCGGTGCTGGCACCGGGGGCGGATATGCGTCAGCAGAATTCATTGTGAATCCTGGAGATGTAGTTGAACTGACAGTGGGGTCAGCAGGATGGAGTGGTCGTGCCAGCAGCGTGGCCAACAATTTTACTATTCCGCTGTTTAACACACGCACAGGCATACCCATAGGTAGAACCACAGCATTGCCAGACGCCAGTAAAACTTTTGTGGCTCGTTGGTCGGGTTTTTTAAATAATTTTGGGGTATGGAACACTGGCACAGCCGTAAATGGCAGTACTACCAGCCTGGCCAATACTCTCAATTTTGATCAGTCTTACAGTGTTAATTTTCCATTCACAATTGATTATTTGTTCAACATTGCAGCCTACTACGAAGCCGCAGTGTACATCGACGGAGAGTTGTTGTTTAGTTCAGGTCTCGACAGTTGGAAAACACAAGAATCTGGCGGTGTGCCATTTATTGCAAACATCTCTGCTGGGAATCACACTGTGAGAATTGTGGCCAATGCCAATGCTGGAGCCACTTACGGCGTATGGGGTGTTGGTCTTACCATAGCAAGCACTACCAGTGCAGGATCCGGTGGGCTTGGACTAGTAAGAGATGTATTTAATACCAGAGATAACATTGCCAACCCGCCATTGGTCATACCAGATGTACAAATATTGATCGACGAAGGATTGACTGTTGCTGACGGTATCTGGAGCAATTTACAAAACGACTACGGCATGTGGGAGGCAAACCCTAGAGCACCGTCGTGCTCACGAACCTATAACAACGTGTATTTTCCTTACACAGGAACATACCAAATTCAAATAAGTGCTGCCAACACAGTCACATTGAGCATTGACGGTGTCGCAGTTTATACCACCCCAGGGTCCACATCATGGACCACTGCGTTTACATTAGATTACACTGTGAGTAAAGGATATCACACTGTGTCATTCAACGCCACATACAATGATCCTAAAATTATTGGTGCTGTTGCTATTCTTATCAGCAAAAGTTGGTCGGGTGCCACTGGAGGACTAGCAGGACCACAAGGTAGTTCAGGGGGTGGCGGCGGGTCAGGTGCTGCAACTACTTTGGTGCTGAATCCGCGAACAGTCAACGAAACATTGATAGCTGTGGCAGTGGGTGGTGCCGGAGGCGGTGGTGCAGGTGCAACAACCACCGGAGTTGGCGATGCAACTGCTCCGGGCCCACGCGGGCGTACAGCAGCCGGAGTCTCTTCTCCACAAACTGGACAGGACCAAGGCGATGTGTACAAAGATGGTGGCGGCGGCGGGGCAGGAGGTCCCGGCGGTCCCAGCGGATCAGGAAAGAATGGTTTCAGCAGTGTGGGCGACAGTTACGGACAAGCTGGCACAGTGGGATTGGGTTATCTAAATCCCACTGTCAATGGTAGCAGCACCACAGGGTTTGTGGTTGATCCTATCAATGCCTCTGTGGCAAATCAAGGACCATATTACGATTTATTACCCACAGTTGGCAATGGGGCATTGCCAGGAGAATTACAGGCCAAGCACGGCGGTGCTGTGTTTATATTCACTAGTTTTGGTCCCAGAGTCAGGACCGATGCAGGATGGCAAGAAGTCAAAACTATTTTTGTCAATGTCGGCGGCGTGTGGAAACAGGTCAATGGCATGTATGAAAATGAAAACGGTACATGGGAACCAGTAGTTGGTACATTTGTGCCCACATTCGAACCACTGTCAAATGATTTTGGAATTTTAGCAAGGCCAGCAGACCATAGAGAAATACCTCCACCGCCGGCAAAACCGCCGGTGTATGATTCAATACCCCGACCTGGGATATTTCAAGGATGTTTTGTACAAGGCACCCAAATCACCATGGCCAACGGCTCAACCAAGTTGATTGAAAACGTTGAGATTGGTGATCAGTTGCTGGGCAAAGATGGCGTTGTCAACACTGTGCTAGAATATGTTAGACCAACATTGGGCAACAGATCATTGATTGCATTCAATGGCAAAAATCCTTTTATGACCAGTGACCACCCTGTGTTGATGAAAGATGGGACCTGGAAGTCCATTGACCCTGTGGCAACAAATTCAAAGTATCTCGAACTAGCAGATCTCAATATAAAACAATTAATAGTTGGCGATACGATTGCCACGCCTGATGGCACAGGATTTGAAATTGAATCAATTCAAGCATATCAAGACAAAGAAGAGTTGCAATTGTATAATTTCTCTTTGAATGGCAACAACACTTATGTTGCTGACAATCTTGTGGTCCACAACAAAGGAGGTAACGCTGGATGCGCATCTACTGGCTCATCAGCAGGTTGCAGTTGTTTTGTCGAAGGCACTGAAATTACCATGGCTGATGGATCAATCAAGTTGATTGAAGATGTCAAAATTGGTGAGCAGTTGGTCGGTAAGGATGGTGTTGTCAACACTGTGATAGAGTATCTACGACCAGTGCTGGGCAACAGATCATTGATTGCATTCAATGGTGGCGTACCATTTATCACTGACGATCATCCTGTGCTGATGAAAGATGGCACTTGGAAGTCTGTCAACCCGGAAGCAACTTTATCTAAGTATGTTAAGTTAACTGATTACAACATAGGACAACTCTCAGTTGGTGATATGATTGCCACACCAGATGGTACAGGATTTGAAATCTCATCTATTGAGCATCATCAAGATCGCCAAGACCTGCAATTGTATAATTTTTCTTTGGATGGCAATCACACTTATGTTGCCAACAATCTTGTGGTTCACAACAAGTGTTTTATTGCTGGAACAGAAGTGCTGATGCAAGACGGCACTTGGAAAAACATCGAAGATGTGCAAATAGACGAAGTGCTGATCGGGCAAGATGGCAGTGAGAACCAGATCCTTAAACTACATCGTCCAACGTTGGGGATCAACGATCATTGGCTACCACACAAACAACGCATGGTTTCAATCAACAATTCAGAGTTTGCTACATCTGAAGATCACATGTTCTTTACCACCACTGGATGGAAAGCACCTGATGCTGAGAGTTGCAACCTGGTTCACAAACACACCATTGAGGCTGAAGGATTCACTGTTACCCAATTACAAGTTGGGGACTATATTGTCAGAGATGATGGCAATGTTGTTGAAGTGACATCCATTGAATTCCGGGAAGATGATCCTGAGTTGCAACTATACAATTTCTGGACCAATGGCAATCACACCTATCATGTGAGAATGAAAGATTCTCAAGATGGTATGTTGGTTCACAACAAGTGTTTTATTGCTGGAACAGAAGTGCTCATGCAAGATGGCACCTGGAAGAATATTGAAGATGTTGACTCAGACGAAATTCTCATTGGCAAAGATGGCAGTGAGAATCAAATTATCAGATTACATCGTCCAACCTTGGGCATTAATGATCATTGGTTGCCACGCAAACAACGTATGGTGTCAATCAATGGTTCGGAGTTTGCTACTTCTGAAGATCACATGTTCTTTACCACCACTGGATGGAAAGCACCTGACGCAGAAAGTTCAAACTTAGTTCATCGACACACCATTGAGGCTGAAGGATTTACTGTAACAGATCTCCAAATTGGGGACAAAATTATCACAGACAACGGTGATACTGTTGAAGTAACGTCCATGGAATTCCGTGAGGACGATCCTGAGTTGCAACTATACAACTTCTGGACCAATGGTAACCACACATACCATGTGAGACTGCCAGGATCAGATCAAGGCATGTTGGTTCACAACAAGTGTTTTATTGCTGGCACCAAAGTATTGATGCAGGATGGCACCTGGAAAAACATCGAAGATGTTGACTCAGATGAAGTACTAATCGGGCAAGATGGCAGTGAGAACCAAATTATTAGATTACACCGTCCAAAACTTGGGGTCAATGATCATTGGTTGCCACGCAAACAACGTATGGTATCAATAAACGGATCAGAATTTGCTACATCTGAAGATCACATGTTCTTTACCACCACTGGATGGAAAGCACCTGATGCTGAAAGTTCAAATTTAGTACATCAGCATACCATTGAGGCCGAAGGATTCACCGTAACACAATTACAAGTTGGGGACAAAATTATCACAGATAGTGGAGACACTGTTGAAGTAATGTCTATGGAATTCCGCGATGATGACCCGGAGTTGCAACTATACAACTTCTGGACCAATGGCAATCACACCTATCATGTAAGATTGCCCGGGTCAGATCAAGGCATGTTGGTTCACAACAAGTGTTTTATTGCTGGAACAGAAGTGCTCATGCAAGATGGCACCTGGAAGAATATTGAAGATGTGCAAATTGATGAAGTATTGATTGGTAAAGATGGCAGCAAGAATCAAATTCTCAAACTGCATCGCCCACAACTGGGCATCAATGATCACTGGCTGCCCCGCAAACAACGAATGACGTCGATCAATGGTTCAGAATTTTCTGTGTCTGATGACCACATGTTCTTTACCACTGCTGGGTGGAAAGCACCCGATGCTGAAATTTCAAATCTTATTCATCAACACACCATTGAGGCTGAAGGTTTTACAGTAACACAATTACAAATTGGAGATTTTATTGTTTCCGACAATGGTGATATCACTGAAGTAACATCCATTGAATTCCGAGAAGATGCTCCCGATCTGCAATTATACAACTTCTGGACCAATGGCAATCACACCTATCATGTGAGAATGAAAGGTGTGGATCAAGGCATGTTGGTACACAACAAGTGTTTTATTGCTGGAAGCAAGGTCTTGATGCATGACGGCACTTGGAAAAATATTGAAGATGTGAACATCGGCGATTGGGTTTACAATTTTGATCAAACCAAAATAAATCAAGTGTTGTTTGTAGAAACACAGTTGGACAACAATCTTGGATTTTTGTACAGTCCAGATCAACAACACCAACCTTTTGCCACTGCCAATCATCCGTTGTACGTAAATGGAAAACTCAGTAGTCTGGACCCTGAAAAGATTTCTAATTCTTATCCATGGATTGACAAAACTGAATTACTTGAAACTACTAACACAGCACCTCCCAATGGATCTACAGTGTATAATTTGTGGACTGACAATGATCACACATTTACTGTCAACGGCTACGGAACCTATGACATGGTAAGCGGTGGCGGTGTTTTAAGACTGATGGTAGAACAAGGATTAATGCCGGCCAGCAGAGCCAATGAATTAATAATTAAATTTGATGGTTTAGGCAAGTACACAGTGTATGGACTTTATGCACTGAGTCAGGTTCTTGGAAAAGCAAATATTCGTCCCATAAACAAATTAACTGCCTGGGTGTTTGCCGATGATTCCAAGCCTGTTGCACAAAAAATGTTCTACAACATTGCTCGAGCAGTAGGCAGCGTTATTTGTTTGTTTAAACGACGTTAAATTGAAAAACTTGATCCACATCCGCAAGTTGACACTGCTTGCGGATTGTTGATTACAAAACTGGCGCCCATGGCATCTTCTTTGAAGTCGATCTCTGAATTTTGTAAGTATTGCATGCTCATGGCGTCTACCACAACCTGCACTGAGTCGTACACAAAATCAAAGTCATCTTCGTTTTTGGCTTCGTCAAAAGTAAAGCCATAACTGAAGCCGGAGCATCCCCCGCCTTGCACAAACACACGCAACATCAAGTTGGGATTGCCTTCTTCGGCCACAAGTTCTTTTAGTTTGTCAACGGCTGCTGGTTGTAGATTCATTTTGTTTCTTCCTTTTTGGGTGGTTTGGGTGTTTGATAAGTGGCTTCTCGTTGCTTGGCAATAACCATTCTCATGCATTGATTTCTTGATTCGTAGCTTTGGATCTTGTCGCAAAATGCGGCACTCCCGCTGTATGAAGCCATGCAGTAATTTTTCTTGTTCTGGTCAGCGATGTTCATGCATTCGCTCATGTCTGCATGTGCCACAACGGGCATGAATACCCACAGTAATCGCCACATGCTGACTCCTTATAGACGCTCGTTACAGACGTCCCAATCTATTATTTTCCAGATGTTGTCTAGATAACGTTCTTTGTCCCACTGATAGTCTGTGGCCCAAACATGTTCCCACCAGTCAACCAACACACAGATATCTGTGCGCACAGCATGATTGGCAATGGTCTTGATGTCGCCACCAGTGCTCAAATAAACCCAACCCGAGCCCTGTATTTTCATGGCAGTTTCTTTAAACGCCTCTTTGAAATCTTCGTAGGTCTTGAACTTTTCTTCAATTAGTGCAAGTACAGCACCACGTGGTCTGTTGGCACCTTTGACAGGTCTCAGCTGAGGGAAAAACTTGTTGTGCAAAAAGCTACCAGCACGATTAAAATCTGCATTGCCTTCGCCAGCATTGTAACGCTTGGCATAGCCTTTGGCCAGGTGTTCGTAGTGGTAGTTGATACTGTCTGCACTCAGCACAGGTGCCAGGTCCTTGGGCCCGTAAGGCAAGGGAGTGGTTTCTAACTTGGCCGGTCTTGTGCTGGCCTCTACTAGGTCAATGTGTTCACGCATGTTGATATTTATCTGCGACGGGTAATACGGCCACGTGTTAAATCGTAGGGGCTAAACTCCATGGCAACTCTGTCGCCCAGCAGTACCTTGATGTTGTGTGTACGCATTTTGCCCGACAAGTATCCAATTACTTCTGTGTTGACATCGTCCAGCAATACTCTGAACATGGTATTGGGCAGGATTTCTTGTACCCGACCCTCCATGCTGATTGTTTCTTCTTTGGCCATGCGTTACTTACACCAATCGCCGACAACTTGCATACTAGTAACATCAGTTGAGGTATCAAAAAACAAGGCTTTTTTGTTTTTGGTATGACTGCAAGTATATTGCCCGGTCATCCAGCACAATAACAAATCTAAATACACAGGCTCGGTTACATCATACAACCAGAGATGAAGATGAGAATCGTCATACGCCATTGGCGTCTCAGTTTTTCTGTAGGCACCTAAGATTTTTCCATAACTCCATTGCCATTCGTCGGCTTTTTCATGAACCACATTCCAATTAAAAATTGTACTAGGTTGTATTAATTTTTCTACCTCAGGCGTACACCTGATGCTCACCAAAACTTTGTTGTTTTTAATGTGTCTTGCCCAAAAAGTCGAAACATTGGATCCCACTTGTGTGTGTGGCAACGCCTGATCTTTTTTGTCGTAGATTGAATATTTGAGTACACTTCGATCAAATTTGAACTTGCTCATGTCTCCAGCCACACAGTCTGACATGCTGATTTCATAATCAATGTCTGCTAGGTTATATATTTTTTCAAAATTCTCAGTGCTGGTCAGTGGTTTGACATTTTTTAACTGTGTCACTGTTTGTCCATTGGGTACAAAAATTACTGTTTTTAATTCTTGGGCAGTCCGCCCATTCATTATACTGGCAATCATTCTTGTGAGTCCCACAGTAATTTCAGGTTCTGTACTGCCATTGGGGACAACCCCAAACATAGGAAATATAAATTCGTCGTTTATTAAAATGTTGCTTAGATGATTTACAAATCCTAGATTTTTTTTGTCAATATCGGCAGCAATTTTAGAGAGTATACTGATAACTTGTTGATGGCATTTTTTGTAAAATTCTTCGCTGACAGCGTCTGCGTACACAAGTTGTCCACGTTGGTTGCAATATTCTACCCAACCTTGACCTGGTCCAGTGATACTGGTACTCAATGAGTTGCCTTCGATTGAATCTACTACGTATTTGATTTTTAAATCTGCTGCCATGAGTTTCCTTAAACTGATGCTATTACTTATTCAAAACTCATGGTGGCAGTGACCTTTTTCAACCGATCATAACGGAAACTGCGCCAGGCCATGGCATCCAGGTCAAACACTTTTTGAGTGTGCGATTCTTCGGGTTTGGTGACTTCTTTGGCCTCACCCAAGAAACCATGTTGCCTTAGGCCATCCACAGGTGCTTCCTTGGCAGGCTTCTCTACTCTTGGTGGGTGGGGCGGAATCTTGTCCCGATCCAAGGTGCATCGCATGTCACGTAGTGTGCCATCTGCTTTGACAAAGGTCACAGTGATTTCTGTCACTTCTAGCACGCCGCGCATCCAGTCTCTAAAAATGTGTCGGCCTGTTTCGTCTGATTCTTGATAGGCGGTGCCTGGCTGTGCTTTTAACAGTCTAAACACTTCTTGCTGTTCCCAAGATAATGGGTTTTCCATAAGTTCTCCTCTACTGGTTAATAAACGTTTCTTTCTCATACAATTCCAAATGATTTTGGCCCCGAATTTTGTCCAACTCAGAGTTGAATGTTTCAGTGTGGTGCCATGCGTTGGGGTTAAATTTACTTTGTTGTAATTGTATTAACAGTCCTTGTAGCATCTGTGCTTGCTCTTGATCCAAATCCATGGTCAAACATTCACTCACATGAGATATTGCGTGTTGTTTTAGTTCTGGCGGCAAATTAGACGCCGCCAAAAGGCTTGGAAGCAATACTACAGTACTTTGATGTCTAAGTCCATGCTCGCCGTGGCGGCCTCGGGGAAAAATACTTTCTTTTTGTATTTCTTTTACAAACTGTAACAACGGCTTGAGGTGTAAAATATTCAAACTGCTGATTACAGTGTTTACATTCATGCTGGCAGCGTTGGCTGCCAACCAACGTACATTACGTGCTACCAGCGGCCAATTGGTGCCATGACGTATGATTTCTGCGGCAGGACCTACAGCATCTAAACTCACAGTCCAATGCACCTTGTCGTGCAGGCGGGTCAATTCACACCAAAAATCATTTTCAAAACTGCCGTTGGTAGTGATCATAATTTTAGTATCTAATTTATCATACACTATTCTTTCTACCATGACACGAATTTCAGGTATAAGTGTAGGCTCGCCACCTGTGAGCATCAGTCGGTTGATCTGTGGTAAATTTTGTCTGATCCACTCTATGTTGGTGTCTGTGACTGACACAACTTTTTGATTTATAACCGCATGAAATTGTTGTAACACCAAGTTGTTTTTTGTTTCGTTTGCAATGCCGTGACTAAATCTAGGTTCGCAACTTCTACATTTAAAATTACAAATATTATTGGCTCGATAATCAACAAAATCAATGTTGCTGTCAGTAAACTGCTGATGATCATAATCTTGTAAACTGTCTGTGCGTAAACTTTTTCCTGCAATCTTTTCTTGATTAACACATCCTTGGCACTCTCTGGGGGGTTGTCCGCTGAGAATTTTTTCTTGAAAATCTTTCAAATATTTGCTGTCAGCCCATTGACTTAGATCAACTGGCTGTTGGGGAGTTTGACAACATGCAGAAATACCGTTGCTGGTCACAAAAGCATGTTTAAACGGTAACGGACAATACCAAGTAGTCATTTGTTTTTCTTTTTCATGACCACTTCAATATGAACCAAGTTTGATCTGCTTCCGACCTGAACCAAAACTTGCTGTTGTTTTGATACCAACGTTCATTAGGTATCCGTATGTTGCTCTTGGTCCAGATACTGCCAGTGCTGGGACCAAATGTTGCCTCGCACCATGCAGCCATGTAACGCCATGGTACACCGTCCATGGGCGGAGCCACAGTATAATACTGTTCACCATATACTGTACCATGTCCCAGCAACATCATGATCATCTCTTGGACAATTCGTTCCAAATTTTCTGTCTCTCCAGCTGATACACTTCATGCAAGGCCATGATCCAATGATACACATAGAACACCACCACGGACCCTGTAACACCCCATATGGTGTTTGCAAATGTGTCTGTACGGTCAATAAATGGGATCAACAACAATACCACCAGTAAATTAAACAGTGCTCCACAAAGAAGTGTAAGCAAGATGCTGAGGAATTTTTCCCGCAGGATCATACGACGATAGTCTTTTATCCATCCAAATTGAATGCTAAACATTGAGTCTTTGATTCGCTTAAAAAGCCACGTTAAAAAGTTCATGATTGTTTCAACTCCCTTGCTCGTAATTTTACCCAAACAAACTGTTTCATCTTTTCTGAATCCTGGCGCAAGTATGTGGCCCAGTAGTCCCAGTAAGCACCTTTGATCAACTGCACGCCGCCACGTGGACCTTGACACCAAACCTGTTCGCTTTCACGCATGAGTCGAGGCATGTGCTGTGAATTGGCCGAGCGTAATTTATTGCCCAATGCTAGTTTCCATGCATAGTCGCCTTTGACGCCGTAGTAATGATATGTCATCTCATCTCCAAGGGCCGTGCTGACAACTTGGCCCAGGCAAACTCTTTCATTGCTTTGTTATTGTTTGTGATGTATCCATACACACCGCCGTAGTAGTTTATTCTATCTTTTACAATCTTGACACCACCGCGTGGTCCTTGACACCATATTCTATCACTGTTGATTGCCAGTCTATTTTGCCAGCCCACATAACCGCCCATATAACCCACGGCAGAATACACGCCTGCCGCATAGGTGTCAATGTAGTCGGTATAGTCCTTTGACACTTCAAAATAATAAGTGCATTGAAGAGAAGTTCTTTTACCCACGGCGCATCCTTGAAATCTCCACTGCCTCCTCGTCGGAGAACACCGGCACAGCATTTGACTTGTGCATGGTAGCAATACCTTTGACCTTGGTACCTGTGTACACTTTGGCAGGTGCTAGTGTAGCGTTGCCACCAGTGTCACGGCTGGGAATGTGGTTGGTATTGGTACGACCCACAGGGGTACTTAATTTGTAGTCCAGTGGGGGTGCTTTCATAGCACGAGTCTGACGCTTTTGCTCTGCTTCAACGCCTTGACGCTTCAGCAGTTCTCGCCATGACTCATCGAGTTCGCGGGCACGGCGTGCTTCTTCGGCGTTGCGAAATTTGACCTTGCCACGCTTTTTACCGCTCATGCTGAGCCATGGGCCTTCAAGATGCATAGTCATTGCAGTACTCCGTAGTTGTCAATCATGCTGTATTATAGCATGATTGCAATTTCTGGTCAATACTACTTTGGTATTACCATTTTAACAGTTCCGCAAGTTCGGGCAAATAGTCCCGCATGCTGATATTTTTCATACTGTCTTGTTTGGCAATTTCTTTTTGGAATTGTCTGTAATGTTTTTCATCATCGGGGGAATGAGTTAGCCAAGGTAGCATTGCATCACTGTCTGCACGTTGACTCAACTGCTGTTTGACTGTGCGTGACAATGATTGAGGACGAAAATGTTTTGGAAAATACACAGGACCTATTGCATAGTTTAGATTTTGATCTTTAAACCATTTGATAGTCTCTGCATGATAACGCAAATTTACATTGCTCAAAGTATAATTTACACTGACTTTTGCATTGATTGTCTGACTCCACAAGATATTGTTTTCAATATCAGTCCATTTCAGCGGCCATCTTAGATATTCAAACACAGGACCGATGCCATCGATACTAAAACAAAAATTTAAATTTTTAAATTTTGCCAGAATTTCTTTTTGACGTTTTGACAAAGAAAAACTACCATTGGTTACAAAACTCACGAAACAATCTGTGTTGTTGTGAGTAATCAACTGCTCAAGTATGTAAAAATTAGTGTCGCTGAGAAAAGACTCTCCGCCTGTAATTGTTATAGATTTAGCATTGGTATAATCAATCCAATTGATTGTTTGGGTTGGTGATATTTTCCAATCTTTGTATGTGCGTGAATTGTGTTTTTTTGATAATTTGTTCCAGGTATTACTTGATCTGCCATTACAAGTTGTACATGCCGCATTACATGTATTGCTGGTGTTAACTTTATAATGGATTGTTTTGTTCTTGCCTTGTTCGCAATCTTTGATCAGTTGTTCAAGATCCACACTGCTGAAAAAATCTAGTGTTTCATTTTTGAGCTGACGATCACTTTTTATACCAGCATCTTCAAGAGTCCAACACTTGTTACATATTGTGGGACGCTGTCCTTGAAGCATTTGAAACTTCATTTCATTGATCTTGTTTGAAGAAATTGGAGATGGTAATAGACAACATGGTGTTTTATCTGGATACTCCATGGCATAGAATGGTAACACACAAAATGTAGGGTGTGAAAATCCTTCCACTGGTCTAAGCATGTTATCTATTTCAGCGTACACAAACTCAGGAACATCAACATGCAACTGAAATTGATCAAACAGTGGCCAATCAGGACCGGCCACTGTTTCATAATCTGCTTGAGAAATATGAGCGTACTTGTTGATAACAATCTCTTATCTAAACAGTATCAGTGCCATCAGTGAGGCCTGCACTATAAAGCCCACACCAATTGTGATGATGTTTAATGTGTCTTTGAGCACTATGGCACGTAGGAACAGCAGTACCAGACCTGCCCAGAGAAACGCTACCACGTCCAGGCTGGGAACATGATCACTCAGTCCAGTCATCAAGGCCAGCAAACTGGGCACTGTGGCACAGTGCAACACAATGGCTGCCAACCAGCCTAATGTGTCTGCTGAAATCTTGCTCAAATGGTTGTTTAAAAAATCACGGATTGTTTGCAGGTTAAAGGGCCAGGTGTTCATGAACGTTCTCCATAAAAGATGTGACGACCAATTTGGTCAATTTTAGGCAATCGCCAGTTGGGGTTGACATAGTCAGCGTGATAGTACAGGGCATTTTTCATGCCGGGCAATCGGAAGTTTTCCAATAATACTTTTTTGGCCACTAGTTCGCTTTCTTGCCACATGGGCTTGTGTACTGCTCGGATCTTGTGATTGCCTTCACAGAACCACGAAAATTGACAAACTACTTTTTCGTAGAACACATTCTTTTGGTAAACCACACCGCATACTGTGTTGGCAAATTTGCCACTCTCTACTCTATTTAACGTGACCTGTGCCACTGCCACTTTGCCTTCAAAGGGTTCGCTTGCGGCCTCCCAGTAGATGTTGCGGGTCAAGCAATCCAGTTGTTTCAATCGGTCTTCGGCTGACACATAGCCGGCCATGCTGGCTGCTCGGTCTTGTTTTAATACATTCAAACGTGACTGGCACACGTTCCATACAATTGAGATTACCAAAAATAATCCCAATAACTTGATAATTTTAGATGACCACGATGCCAAAGCATTGGGTCGCTTTATATTCAATTTCATTCGATTTCCTTTAAAAGGCCAATACGTGGCTATACGCGGATGCCCGAGTAAATCACGTTGACAGGTTAGGGGTTGAGATGAGCATAGATAGACCTCGGGCCTCCTTGGCATACTCGTTTAAGACAAGCTCGCGTCCTGAGAAATGAGCCTGTCCAATTCTAGTTGTCAACGAAGAGACTTTCCGAGAGTCTCTTTCGAACACCAGCGCCTGCTTGGACAAACATCGTTTGGTGTCACGGGTACTTGTTTTGTTCAATTGGACAAGATACCAATCAGCAGTAGAAGATCCTATTTGATTGCAATGTGTTGTTCTACCACCACTTGTACTTATTTGATTTGGCTGTAGGGCCGTCAAAAAACTGTCAAAATGGTGTGTTTTTATCATTAACATAACAGTTAATGAGGAATTGTGCAAACAGGGATAGGTGTCATCTTGTGCAAGTTTCTTGCACGTATCTCGCGATAACGTTTGACCAGTTTGGTTTCGGCAGCAGTAGCATACCTACCAATTTCTTCATAGGTGTCTTGTAACATGGCCTGTTCCAGTTCAGGATAAGTCATGCCTAACTGATCTTCGTCGTTGCGACCGTCGGCCCACAATCCGTCTGTGGGTGGTGCATTGATGATGTCCTGTAACAACCCCAGTTCCTGGCCCATCGCCCACACTTCAGTTTTCATACAGTCGCCAATGGGTGAAATATCCACGCCACCATCACCGTACTTGGTGAAGAATCCCACGCCAAAGTCTTCTACTCGATTGCCTGTGCCCACCACAATACCGCCGTGACTCTGTGCAATTTGATACAGGGTCATCATTCTCAGTCGGGCTCGGCTGTTGGCAAATGCCAGTTCCGAATCGCCAAACGGCCCAACCTTTTTCTCAAACGCAGAGAACACTGTGGTCAAGTCCATGCTCATGTGCGTGACGTTGTTGGGGTGGTGTTCCAGCAGCCAGCCTGCTTGTGCTGAACTTAGATTGTCCAGTTTCCGATTCTGGCGAATGGGCATTTGTACCACAATGGTTTTCAAGCCAGTTTCGGCACACAAGGCACTCACAACTGAACTATCAATTCCGCCTGAAATACCTACCACCAAGGTGTCTACCTTGGCTTTGCGAGCATAGTCTCGAATCCATTTGCTAATGTGTTTGATACGTTGTCGAGGTGTCATAGTTGTTTAGGTTGTACTTTTTTCAAGGCCGCCCACATCTGGGCTTTTTCTCGGCACTTCTTTTCCAAGGCTCGGTAACGGTTGCCCAGTTTGCGCAGGTCGTCCCAGTCTGCTTCCAGCTCAGGATTTGGGGTGAGAATGTTCAGTCGTTCCTCTACCTTTTCCATCCAGGTCACCATGCTTTTGCCATTGATCTTGATGTCAGCGTCTTCGCCCTTGATTTCAATGGTGCCACTAGGGTTGACGGCCATTGTAGGGCTTGACCCAGTGCCGCCATTGCTAACATTAAGCCAAGGGCTAGTGGTGGTGGTTGTATAGGTGTAATCGAGTCCGCCAATCACACTGTGTGATCCAGAAACGTTTGGACCAAACGTGGTTGGACTGCTGTAGGTACCAAACGGGTTGGCGACATAATTTGGATCAGACCAAGTAATAGTATCTGTACCGATACTACTGGTTAGATGATTGAGCTCATCAATGGTCAAACCGGGAATAGGTTCAGTTGTGATTGCCATGGTCTATGAGGAATTTTGGCACTGCGGATTTTTGTTGCGCTGACCAGTAATGTTGGGCTCGGCGCAGTTTGTCATCCAACAGCTTCTGCCGCAGATCGGCAGTGAGATGCAAGGGCCATGAATGTAGCTCATGCATCTCAGGCTGGGTATTACTTGGGGGCTGCCGCAAGAGCTTCTTTCTCTGCTGTGATTTCTTTACGGCGTTCTTTGATGCCTTTGCTCATTTCTTGCAAGGCTTTTCTAGCTCTAGCAGCCGCGGCTTTGACGCCTTTGGCTGTGAATTTTTCATTTTCCGCAATGTATGTTTCGTAAGCGGTGACGATTTGTTCATGATTAGTCATGTGTTCTCCTTTGTTGTGAATAGTAATTATACATGCATTATCACAGCATGTCAAGAAAATCTAGTGATTTTGGCACCGCTGCCTAGTCAACGTAGATGTGTCTACGGTTCCAGGTATCCCACACAGTGATGGCTGTCCACTCATGTGTCCAGGTCACAAGGAATCGATCAAATGCCTGTTGATGGTGAAGCATCATTCGGTTGCCAGCAACAGTGGCATGGTCAATTTGATGTCGGCGTATCCAAGTTTTAAACATGGGTTCGGCTTGATTGTTGTTACGCAACATCACAATGTACAGCGGTTCCACTGCACGGTACGTGGGAATAGACATTAATGGATTGTGGTTCCTTGGGGAATTTGAACTGTCGCAAGCTCATTCATATTTAATTCGGCTGCCATCTTCACAAAATTTTCATCCAGTTCAATACGCTCGTCATCGTGCAGTCTGGCATGTTCTTCATCCACGCCCAACAGCCTCATTATGGCACCCACGTGCGCTTCGGTGCGACCGTTTATGTATAACACAGTCATAATTTGAAACATAACTGACTTGGCATACTCGTAAATGGGATCATCTTCAAATTCGTGCATACAGTAATTATCTCTTTTGAGCGGCCAATAAAAAACGCGGTCAATGACCGCGTTGTGGGAGCCTGCTGGATTAGGCGTTGGTGCTTTCAACTGCATCTGATTTTACAGTTGCTTTGACTGCTTTGGCTTTTGTGCCACTTGCAGAGACCTTGACTTCGCCTTTCTTAGCGACCTTGCTCTTTTCAGCCAGCTTGTTAGCCACTGCATAGCCTTCATCACCTGTGGTGATACCCTGTGCCTGCAGGTATTGCAGGGCTTCCAACTTGGTCATTGCCTGGGGCAGTTCAATCAAGTTGATGTTGTTGCAACCTGACTTGTTCAAGATCTTGATGCGAGCCACCAAGTCGTTTGCAAAGCGGACCTTGACGGTGCCATCTTTGTTGGTTGCGGTGCCTGCTACGGTAAAAGTTTTGTCATTTGACATGGTGTTGCCTTTCTGAGTT